GCCGCTCTCTATGTCGAAGCCAATGGCGCCTACTTCAACCTGCCCGACATAGATCCGTGGGACGAACTCAGAGACGCCAGACTTTACGACGGGCCGTATCCGGTTGTGGCGCATCCGCCATGTCAGCGTTGGGGAAAACTGTGGGCCGGCCAGCCGTTATTTATCAAGCAGACGGGCATCCGGAAAGTGAAGGGTGACGACGCTGGATGTTTCGCAGCGGCTCTGGCATCGGTTCGGAAGTGGGGCGGCGTTCTTGAGCACCCATGGCAAAGCCACGCATGGGCACATTTCGGTCTAAACATGCCTCGACGCGAGGGTGGATGGATCACGGCAGACTTTGATGGCGGTTGGACCTGCTGCGTCGAGCAAGGTAAATACGGCCACTACGCTCGCAAGCCGACGTTGCTGCTGGCTTACGGTGTCGAGCTGAAGGAATTGGAATGGGGCCACAGCGAGATGCGGCTGGACCCGGCGGTTGTCGCACGCATGGGGCTGAAGCGTGCCAAGCGCCTTGGTGAAGTGGGAGCGAAGGGCGGAGGCCAGAATAGTACGCCGCGGATCCACACGCCTCCCGCATTCCGCGACGTTCTTTTGGGGTTGGCGCGATCGGTTCGCATGGCAGTCAACGACAACACCGCCCACCGCAATGCCGCCTAACGCTCTTCAGCATGGCGCCGCAAATAACTAATGATTTTTCATTTAATCGCTTGACCAATCAATGAAAATTCATTATATATAAATGCAGCAAACAAGGAGACATCCTATGACACTTTCAGCCGCTTCCGCTTCCATCATTGCTCGCATGCAGGCCATGCCGCTGACCTTCGAAGTCATTACGCTTTTCGTTGACGGCACCAGCCGTTCACACAAGGTCGCCACCCGTGGTCAGGCCGACAACTACATCGTTGGCGAAAAGCGCAAGATTGGTCGCGTTCTTCAGGACCGCATGACGGGCGCAAAGTCTGAAGTTGTTGACGTTTACGTTGCCGCCCTGTGACCAACGAAGAGTTCAAAAACATAAGGCTGCGTTTGGGTTTATCTCAGGCGCAGCTTGCTCGCGTTCTTGGATATTCGATATCCATGCAAATTTCCGAACTGGAGCGCGGAAAGAACCCAAAGGCAGTGCCAAGGCATGTCGCCATGTTGATGAGGGCTTTTGATGAGGGCTACCGACCGAAAGACTGGGAATACAACGAACGCCCTGTTTCGGGCTAAGATCGCCGAAAAGACGCATGGTCGTTGCATTTACTGCGGAGACAGCCTCGGCGAGAAATTCCACCTCGACCACTTTCTAGCGAAGTCCAAGGGCGGCATCGCCACTTTGGCCAACACGATGCCCGCTTGCCGAGAGTGCAACATGTCCAAAGGCGACAAGGGCATTGAGGCATGGAGAATCGCCCGAGCGCGCGCGAGACTGAGGGAGGAATTGGGCATGCCATTATTTGGGAAACAGCACCGCGATTACTTAGAAAAGATCGGCGTCTATCTTTACGCAGATATCAAGCTGGAGCCTTTCTGGTTTGAGATCTCTGGAATCCAGATCGATGTCGCCAACGACAATAGCCCATCACTGGAGATCGCAGCCTAATGGCCAAAATCAACTTCAAAGTCCCACCGGCTTCTAAGCATAGAGCCCCGGTTGACGTCGCCCGCTCGTTTATCGCAGCGGGCGTGGCCGTTTTTCCTTGTCGAGAGATTGGCAGCGAGGGGATCGACTATGCGACAGGCGAGATCGTCGATTTCTTTGAGAAGGCTCCATATACGACGTACGGGCTTAAGGACGCCACGACATCGGCGCGCATCATTGACGTGTGGTTCGAGAAGCGTCACCCGGCAGCACTGATCGGCATACCGACCGGCGACAAGTTGGGCGCGTGGGTTCTGGATCTGGATCGGCACGACCGCGACGACGGCAGCCAGAGCGATGGCCACGTGTGGCTGGCGGAGATGGAGTCGATTCACGGCCCGCTACCGGAGACCGCCAGAGCAAAGACGGCAAACGGCGGCACACACATCTTCTTCCGTCACGTTGAGGGCATACGCAACCGCGCCGCCATCGCCGACGGCGTGGACACGAGAGGCCAGGGTGGCTATATTTGCGGACCTGGCTCCGTCATGGCAGACGGCCGGCGCTACAAATGGATCAACTGGGAGCACGACACGCTGCCCGAGTTCGCCGACGCTCCGGAATGGCTCGTCGATCTTTTGACGCCCAAGCCCATCCCCGTTTCGACTGCAACCTACCAGCCAGGCCAGCAAGCCACGGGCAGCAATCCGGTCTATGTCGATCGGGCGGTGGATGCTGAACTGTCCAAGCTTGCCAGCACACCACAAGGCGGACGAAATGCTGCGTTGAACGACGCGGCCTTTACGCTTGGTCGGCTCGTGGGCGGTGGTCACCTTGCCGAATCCGACGCGCGATACAGCCTGGAATCGGTGGCGCAGCAATGGCCGAACTTTCCCAAAAGCAAAGGCACTATCAGCCGCGGCCTGAAGGACGGCATGGCGCAGCCGCGAGACGTTCCGGCGCCGTCATACGCCAACGACAATACGCCGTTGGTGGACACCACCCGACTGACCAAGAAGGCGAAGGCCGAGCGGCAAGCCGAGCGGGTGTACGAGCCGTCGGCGACCGTCGATCAAGAGGTTGCCGGCACCCCTGTCGACATGGACGCCTCACCGAAACCTCGGGCCCGGTTCGACCTGACGTGGTTTGACGAGATTGAAGAAGGCAAGCCCAAGGAGGAGTTTATCAAGAAGGTGATGGGTGAGCGCGAGTTCACGACCATTTCCGGACTGCCAGGCACAGGCAAAAGCGTGATCGTCACCGATATGGCTTGTCACGTCGCCAAGGGTATGGATTGGCATGGCAAGAAAGTCCGGCAGGGGCTGGTGGTCTATGTGGCGGCCGAGCGTAAAAAGCTAACCGAGCGTCGCATGATGGCTTTTCGCAAGAAGCACGACGTCCACGATGTTCCGTTGCTGGTGATCGGCGGGCGGCTCGACTTCACGAAAGACCTGAAGGACGCAAAAGAACTGATCGCGGCCATCAAGGAGGCGGAGAACGCCACCAGCGAAACGTGCGTCTGGGTCATAATCGATACGCTAACCCGCGTGTTTGGTGCCGGCGACCAGAACGCATCGAAGGACATGAGCCGGTTCGTGCAGTCATGCGACGAGATCCTTGCTGAGACTTCAGCCCATGTGACCGCCATCCATCACTCTGCCTGGAGCGGGGAGCGCGGCAAGGGGGCGATCGATCTCGACGGTGCGGTCGATGCCAGCTTTATGGTGAAAAAAGAACACGGCAAGTACAAGCTGATCTGCGACGGCACCAACGACGGGGAGGAGGGCGAGGTTCTGTCCTTCACAATGGAGTCGGTCGAGATTGGTGTGGATGAGGATGGCGAGCCGACGACTGCTCCTGTCGTGGTGGCGACCGACGGAGTGGAGCCGGGGGAACGCTTGTCCAACGCGGTGCGCGGCCATAACAGTCGCGCGTTCGAGATGCTGCAGGAGTTGATCTCCACCGTTGGCATCCCGCCGGAGGGGCCGCACTTTCCTGACGAGGTGCTGGTGGTGCGCGAGGAGACTTGGCGGCAGGCATATTATGCTGACGACAAAGACGCCAAGCAGGATACCCTTCGCGCCCGTTTCAAACGTGCCTTGGCATCGCTCGTCGAGACGAACAAAGTGACGAAAATTGGCGAATGGGTGTTCCCCAGCTAGGCCAGACACGACACGACAAAGCCAGACATGTCTGGGTATGTCTGGCCAGACATTGGAAGTTTCTAATATATAGCGATGTCTGGCCTGATGTCTGGCCTAAAATGCCCAAAACGACACCCAGACAAGGCCAGACAAAACGGCAAATGTCTGGCTTGCATATAACAAAAACAATGACTTAACGACAGGCCAGACAATTAGATATTTATAATATGTCTGGTTGAGCATCCTACCCAGACATACATCCCCCTTTCTTTAGAAAGGGGTGTTTGTCGGGGTGCTTGTCTGGCCTTTGAAGAAGAAGAAAAAAGAAGTCGTTTGTCCGCCCAACCAGCCAGCCACCACAAGGAGTTCCCCATGCCATCATCCACGAAGCGTGCCACCACCCAGACCACCGTGATTGCCGGCAAGCGAGTCATCCTCAAGACCAGCGCCACCGGCAAGGTGACCATCACCGCAGCCATGCCGCTCGAGTGGCAGCTACAAGCGAGCCAGGTCCGCGCCTTAAGAAACATGCCGGAGTACGGCAAGCAGTTCCTGTTGGCGTCTGGGATGGAAGCTGGCAAGCGCGGTTCCAGAGCGACCGTGGAAGCGCAGGCGGCGGGTATGACGGCAGGGGAGGCCGACTTAAGGATTTACCTACCTGGCGGTCGCGTGCGGATGATCGAGAACAAGGTAGGCGCGGCTCGCCTGGAAAAATCCCAAAGAATGAGGCATCCGGCTCTTGCGGCGATCGGTCATCCGGTGACGGTCGTGCGAGCGGTGACGGAAGAGGACGCAGCCCAACAGGCTGTTGCGCTGGTGCGGGGTTGGTTGGTGGCTAACGACGTTGGCGTGTCTACCTAATCCATCTTGACAAAGATATAAAAATGGATTATGTGTATGGTGAAATTGATTTGGTGTCAACGGGGGATTTGAGGATGACGATGGAAAAAGTTGAATTCGAAGCCAAGGAAGGAAACCTTCGCCTCGAATTCGAAGGCGACCTCGACAAGTGGATGAAGATCATTGGTGCTGGCATCACAGGATATCAGCCTGAAGCCTATGCCGTCATGGATTGGGCATGCGCCGAACTGGTAACGCTACGCGCCCGCGACGAGAAGTTACAGTTAGCCCTGCGGCAGATCTCAAACCTTCCGGTTCTCTCAATGCAGGATGCCTGGCAGAACTCAAGAGACATGCGGGAAATGGCGACCGCCGCCCTTGCCGCCACCATGGAGGGCAGCGCCGATGGGTGACCCTGTAGGCGATGCATTTTTCTCCATCGCTGTTTTGATCTGCTTCGCAGTGCTGATCTACGTTTTCGTCACAGACGAGTTAGGACCACCCCATGACGGATATTAAGTTTCATCCTGATGTCATAGCCGCACATGCGCAGTTTGGCGGCGATATGGTTAGCATGCAAAAATGCTACGACTGGTACGATCTGCAAACGATTGTTGATCGCCACACTAAAGCCCTCGCTCGGGTTCCCGAAACGGTGTCTGCTGCGCTCAAAGCCCACTGCGGCCAAGAGGGCGGTCTTCCTCGCATAAATTGGTATGATCTCCGCAACGAGCTTATCCTAGCTGTCGCTACAAACTTCGCTGACAGTCCCGAAACACGGGCTCCTACTCGTCGTGAGCGTCGCCAGATTACTGACGCCAAGAGCGGAGAGGGGGTCTGGGTATCCGAACCAAGGGCCACAGCATGACCAGACTCAGCCTAGCCGAACAACTCCAAGCCCACCAGTTCAGGAGATTTTAATGCAAGCGACGGCAAAGACAAAGGTGAGCAATAGGATTGTTCTTGGAAGCGGCGCAAAAGGAGCCATCAGCGAGCACATCGCCACAGCTTGGCTGCTGTCTCAGGGCTTTGACGTGTTTCGGAATGTATCTCCGAACGGCAGAGCGGACCTTTTAGCTTTGGATTGGGTCACCGACAAGACCATTAGAGTTGACGTGAAATCTGCTGGATTTTCACTCACTCAAGATAGTCCGAGGGCTGCAAAGGCGAGGGGTACTCACGCGCTGAATAGAGGCTTCGATGTACAATATCTCATCGTCGACGAAAAAGGCGATTGCGAATGGTACGTTGAGGGCCAGCCCGCGGCGGTAAACGACAATGCTCCTCCATCGCCAACGTGGTGGTTTCACCGGAAGACAGGACAGCGGTTTACCACGCCTGGGAATGAAATGACCAAGGCGGAGTGGTCTTACTTTTGTTACTGGGTGCTAACGAAATATCCGGAGCTGGTCGCTCCGTTCTCAGAGAGTTTTATCAGGGATATGTCTGTCAGAGGCAGGCCCGGATACATCAAGCATACCGCAGCGAAGGAAATCACCGTCCTGTCTAAGTTTCTGGTCCACGTTTACGGGAAGTTGATCGAACTGGGCGAGATAAAGCACTTTGGGGAGGATTCGGAATGAGTAGACATTCATCGCTTGCGGAACAATTGGCGGGGCTTAAATTCTACTCACAACGACCCATTGGCGAGCATCAGCCGTCAAAAACAAATTGGTCTACCGAGACATCAAACGATAATGCCGAAGACCTTGCCGACCTCCATATTGAGCGCCGCTGGTCTACGCGGCCGACTGAAATGGAAATCATGCGGGAGGTAGCCAAAGACGAAACTTTGACCGGCCACCATATCGACGGCAGCGGCAAAAAGCGAAAAGTCACAGTAGGAATCGGAAAGCTTCGTTTCTCCGACGGCACTCAAACCGAGAAAGCTTACCGCCGCTCGATCGACGGCAAGATCATTCAATATGACGCCAGGCTGCCGGTAGGGGCTATGATCGGCGTTGTTGAGAGAGAGGAGCGAATCCTTGGTGGTGATGATGTTGCCAGCAACGAAGGATATTCTCACTTCTACAAAGGGAAGCGTTCCAACCATGCGGTAAAAAAGGCGCGAGGGACGCGCGTAGATTTCACAAAAGCAGAAGCAAGACAAATGCTTGTTGATGCTATTAAAAATACACCAGCAATGCCAGAGGTTAAGGTTTGTAAGGATGGATTTCCATGGAAGCCTTCTGGATTGCGGGAGCTTTTCATGGGGCTGGAAAAGGGCAGGAAAGGCGAGACAGGATCCGTGGCTTGGACGGACATCACTGACAGTCTGGCGCAACGAGAGATGTGGTCGGCCAGCATCGACAAGCTAACAGGTAGCGATAAAAAGACATTGGACGACGCTGTGGTGGCGCGTAGTTTTGCTGACTTGGGAGGCGAAGGTCATAAGCGAACGGCACAGCGACGAGGAAAAGCCCGACTGATTGCAGCAAACGACAATCTTATGGAGGTTATAAATAAAATGGCGTCATAGCGCCGCTTTTTACGGTCCTCATGGTGAACCGGGTGAAGGGTAACGCGAAAGCGAAGCCCACACCTTTCCGTGCGCTTGTTTGCAACGGGCCCATCGCCATACTGCATTCATTGCAGTCTCTGAGCTTTGGGTAACTTTCCACCAAACAGAACCAGACGCGCCTCTCGACGATGCGCATCAGCCTGGTCATTCATACGAAGATGCCGCGACAGCCGTGAGGTTGTTCGTCTAGATGCGATACGCCAGTATGCGCATCGACTATGCTGGCTCTACTGGCAAAGACCCAGCCATCTTCGTTTCTTCATTGCCGGGTATAAACCGGGCAGGCGGGTTGATCGCCGTCTAGCGAGTGGCGCTCCCTTGCCAGTCCTTTGGGGCTTCGGGTCCACTATTCGATTGCATAAAGTCGTTAGCGCAATGTGGCGTGGTGGCGAGACATAGAGGTGGAGCCTTCGGGCGTTGAAGCCGGATACTCATGAGCCCAACAGCTATGAGCAGTGCACGGCGAAATGAGCGGCGGAAAAACCCGGCTTCATGCATTACCAATCCAGCAAGGCAGGACTTTGTACACCCTGTAAAGGCCCGCGCGCAGCTATGCCTGCCGTCTCCGGCCGTCCCTTGCTGTTCCCCATCACTGTCGGCGTGGTCTCCTCCGCCCTTCAGTGACCTGCGGCTGGTTGTAGCGCACACACTGCGTTCCCAGCCGCTTTCGCTTTCAATGCGGGCTAGAGAAACGGTATCTCGCTTGGTTCATACCCAAGAAATACTCGGTTCGACTCCGAGGCGCCGCAACCAAATACGGGCCACGCTCTGGGTAAGCAGACGATCCTTGCAAGATTGTTGCGTTCGGTTCGATTCCGAAGCGGTCCACCAATAAGCGGATATAGCTCAGAGGCAGAGCAGTAGGCTTCCACCCTATGTGCGGGATTTCGACATTCCCTATCCGCTCCAAATAAAGCCGCCATAGCTCAGTAGGTAGAGCGCCTGCCTTGTAAGCAGGATGTCGTGGGTTCAATTCCTGCTGTCGGCACCAAATCATGAGGACGAGAATATGAGCATCTTCTGGAAGATCGTCGTTCGTATCGCCAATGCCATGTTGCGTGCGGCGGGTGCCAAGTGACCCTGATCCGCGTTCTCCTTCTATCGTCCTTCATTACCTTGGCAGCCTGCCAGCAGATCCCAGGCAAAGACCTGTGGCTTATGTTCCCACCCGGTCAGCACTAGCCACAACAGAACGCCCGAACTACGGTACGGGCGACGTCGTAGTGTAAGGGGTATGCACGGGGGCCTTTGGCCACTACCAGAGCCGGTTCGAGTCCGCGCCGACGTTTTCACATTTAGGCACACCATGTCGATCTCAGTCCAGTTCTCAGGCGACGGCATTGCCCGCTTCAACGCATTGGCACAGAAGCTCGGAGACGGCACGGCCAGTAAGATCTACAGCCGCGCGATCAATGACACCGGCAAAGTAGCCGCGACCGCTACAGGGCGCGCTCTGGCCGATCAGACAGGCCTCGCCAAGCGCACTGGCGCCAAGGCAGTCAAGAACCAGACACGTTCCAGCCCTGCCACGCTCTCATTCGAGATCAACATGCAGGGCGGTCAGATCCGTGTGCGGTACTTCAGGCCACGCGAGACCGAGGGCGGCGTTAGCGCTGCACCGCGCAATCACCGACAAGTGTTCGTTGGATCATTCATGCGTGCTGGTTTCTGGCCAAAGCGTGTGGATAAGCCCAACTGGAACCGTCAGGTTTTCTATCGTGTTGGCAAGAAGTTTAAAGTAGCTAAGACCGACGTCATCATCCCAACGGAAGCCGTGACAGGCAACACCGCAGATACGTTCGATCAGTCGAAGGATAGATTGGATACGAGGGTGACGCATTACTTGAAGCGCCTAGAAGGCGGGGCGCTTTCATAATGACGATACATCGGTCGTCTATAAATTAAATGCGAATTATTTCGTTTTATTGTCGATTTATTGAAGATTGCTGTTGACGCCGACAGTGATGGGGAACAGCAAGGGACGGCCGGAGACGGCAGGCGTAGCTGCGCGCGGGCCTTTACAGGGTGTACAAAGTCCTGCCTTGCTGGATTGGTAATGCATGAAGCCGGGTTTTTCCGCCGCTCATTTCGCCGTGCACTGCTCATAGCTGTTGG